TATGGAGTGTGCTGATCCTCGTGGTTTTCTACTAGAACATATCATCAAAGGCGATTCTTCTGACGGTGTTCCTAACATGCTATCCGATGATGACACCTTTATTAATGATGGTAAACGCCAGACTGTAATGACAGCCAAACGATTAGAGGCACTAAAGAAACAATCAGAAGAATCTTCTTTCTATGAATTACCTAACTATATAAGGAATAAGACGATGATTGACTTGTCTTCTATTCCAATGGCATTAGAAGAAAGTATTTTAGATTCATATCAAGAACAACAAGGAAAAGGTCGAGAAAAATTGTTTAATTATTTTATTGATCACAAGTTAAAGGAGCTCCTTCCAAGTATTGAGGAATTTTGAATGACAAACGAACAAGAACCAGAATCGGAGTATGAAAAATTCAAACGCTTACAGAAGGAACAAAAGAAAGCGAAGAAAACTAAACATCGTCCAGACGCAAGAAAGTGGCTGAACGATTTACGACATGGACACAATAGTGATGATGAAGATTACCAAAGTTTTGAAAGATTTAACAAGTAAAGGATGACTATATTATGACAAGTACAACAACCAGTATTTCTAAGCAGACGTTTAACATTTTAAAGAATTTCAGCAGTATTAACTCTAACTTGTTTGTGAAAGCGGGAAACAAAATTTCCACTATTTCACCAAGCAAGAATGTGATGGCAGAAGCCATTGTAGAGGAAACATTTGATTCTCAGTTTGGTCTTTGGGATCTGAACAAGTTTCTTGGTATTGTTTCTCTTCTCGAAGATCCTGAGTTTATGTTTGAAGAGAAGTGTGTTGTAGTGACAGGAGTTAATGGTTCCTCGGTAAAGTATTACTTTGCGGATCCAGCACTTCTGACGTATCCAACCAAGCAAGTGAAAACTCCAGCCGTCGCTATTACCTTTGACCTGATGGCAGATCAATTCCGTGAACTTCAACGATCAGGTGCTGCTCTTCAACTTTCCGATCTCTGCATTATCTCTAAGGGCACTGAAGTATTAGCAGTAGTTAAGGATCTAAAGGATCCTACCACTAATGTGTTTACTCTGCCAGTAGGCAGCAATCCAGAAGAAGCAACATTCTCATTCAACTTCAAGTTGGATAATTTGAAGTTGTTTGAAGGTGACTATAGTGTGGAAATTAGCAAGACTGTGATCTCGCAATTTACGCATAAGAACCTGGATCTGAAGTATTGGATTGCCATGGAAAACACCAGCACATACAGCGAGTAATAGATGACAATAACCGCAAATAATGCGATTGGTTTGTTGGTCGAGAAGTATAGACCACAAACCATTCAGGACTGTGTACTTCCTGCAAATATCAAAAAGATTTTTCAGGATATAGTAAACTCAAAGGATTGTCCTAATCTTATGCTATCGGGCAAGCCAGGTCTAGGTAAAACTAGCGTGGCTAAAGCCCTTTGCAACGAACTAGGAGCAGACTTTATTATTATCAATTGTTCTGAAGACGGAAACATTGATACTCTGCGAACAAAGATTCGTCAGTTTGCAAGCACGGTATCTCTGTCAGAAGACGCAAACCAGAAGATTGTTATTCTGGATGAGTTTGATTATTCTAATGTGAACAGTATTCAGCCTGCCCTTCGTGGAGCCATTGAAGAGTTTTCTAAGACTTGTCGGTTTATTATTACGTGCAACTACAAGAATCGTATTATTGAGCCTATTCATTCTCGTTGTACAGGTATCGACTTTAACTTTGCACACAAAGATCGACCAGAACTAGCCAAGCAGTTTCTAGAACGATGTCAGGGTATTCTGGAAGCAGAAGAGATTACCTATGACGTAAAGATTCTGTCTAAAGTCATTGTAAAATTCTTTCCAGATTTTCGTCGTGTTCTGAACGAACTTCAACGATACTCTGCGGCAGGAACCATTGATGTAGGTATTCTGAGTACAGCAGGAGAACTGGATATCAAGCAACTAATGGGGTTTATGAAAGACAAGAACTTCAACGAGGTTCGAAAATGGGTGGCAAACAACACCAACCATGTTCCACAGGATCTCTTCAGGAAGGTCTACGATAGCCTATACGACTTCCTAGAGCCTTCCACTATACCACAGGCGGTTTTGATCATTGCAGAATATCAATACAAGGCTAGTTTTGTGAGCGATCAGGAGATCAATATGTGTGCTTTTATGGTGGAAGTCATGATGACTTGTGGGTTTAAGAAGTAATGGATCCATTCGTTTTCCTTAATTCTATAAACCAATCCAAGATTCCCCTGATGGACCAGGATCATCTGTGCGAAAAAGAGTATGTTCCATACATGACTAATCGTGGATTGTCTTACTTTTCTGATACAATCTTCTACGCAAATACGATGAATCGTCACGGTAATATCGACAAGAAGCTTCAGTTTGATTATCTTCGTATTTCGGTTCGTCCACGAAAGCGGTTTAGTAAGTGGCTGAAACCTGAACAGGATGATCGTGTTGATGCCTTAAAAGCATTGTACGGGTATTCAGATACCAGAGCCAGAGAAGTGATAGATTTGCTGTCTGAGGATGACTGGAAACAGATTCGTAGCCTTTTAGATCAGGGTGGAGCCAAACTTTAATTTATATAAATACTTATGTTATTGTATGAATTAATTTAACGTAAAGCGAATTTGATATGGAAACTGATGATAATGATATATTTGATGGACTAGGTGTGGAAATTACACTTAAAAGCAAAGACGATTTTCTCAAGGTTCGAGAAACCCTAACTCGTATGGGCGTTTCCTCTAAAAAAGAAAAGAAATTATTTCAAAGTTGCCATATTCTACACAAGCGTGGCAGATACGCCATCATGCACTTTAAAGAATTATTGGATCTGGATGGTCTGGAAACAGATATATCAGATTCAGATATTGGTCGTAGAAATCTTATAGTGAAGCTTTTAGTGGAATGGGGACTGGTGATTGCTGTAGATCCAGACGAATACAAAGAACCTCAACTTACTCTGGCTCAATTAAAGATTATTCCTCACAAGGAAAAAAAAGATTGGGAGTTGTGTGTGAAGTATCATATAGGAAATGGATAATTATGCAAACACAAGTGATTAGTTTTTATAGTGATTTAGAAGGATCGACATATTACAGCGATCACGCAAAACGGTTAAAAGAAGAGTTGGCGCACTTTAGAGTGCCAGCCGATATACGAGAAAAGCCGTCTTTAGGATCATATCAAAAGAATTGCTTGAGTAAACCTCAATTTATCTACCAAATGCTAGTAGAAAAACAAGAGCCAGTAGTGTGGCTTGATATTGATTCTTATATTCGAAAAACACCAAATGTATTTGATCTGTTTACTGGAACAACGGATGTTGCTGTTGCTTGCTCCACAACCAAACTTCATGCAGCAAAAGCGTCTCCAATATATTTAGCATTCAATAGCAAAGTATTAGATTTTCTTCAGCACTGGATGTTTATGGCTCGTCAGATAGAAGCCACAGGAAAGTGGTTTGATCATGAAGCATTGATTGGCATTCTTCAAAAATTTCATGGACAGGAAAACTTTCATATGAAGTTTATTGGTCCAGAGTATTGTGTTTGGCCTGGTGATGAGAACGAGAATACAGTGATTCTCATGGGATTAGCGGATGTGGAGTCAAAGAAACAATCTTTACGTGAATTAGGATATAATGAGGAACTTATAGCATGGCAGAGCCCAGGAACAAAGTAAGAGGCATTGGATTACCGTTTGACCCACAATACTCGTCTTGCTCTAACATAAAACCAAAAAATTTTGATTGGGTTACTAGCATGGGCGATTGGATTGTACACATAGACGAAGGTCTATTAATGCAACCAGATAGTACTCCAAAAGAAAAACGTTTTGGGTGGGTATGCGAGTCCAAGTATATTGTTCCAAATGTATATTGGCTTTTGACCCATAAACATAAAGAGATGTTTGAAGAGTATTATACTAATATATTCACCTGTGATCAAGAATTATTAAACCTAGATGAACGATTTGTTTATTGCCCAAACGGAAGTAATTATCCTTGGGTTCCCAAAGATAAATGGGAAGTATACACAAAAACTAAATTATGTTCCATGTTTTGTTCTCCTAAACTAATAACTGAAGGACATGTTCATAGGCATCAAATTGCAAGACTAGTCTTAGATGCTGGCTTTGATGTGTTTGGTGGAGCACACGGAACACCAAGAACTGTAGTAGATCGACAAAATCCATGGAATACCAAACTTGATGGGGTAAAAGACTATAGATTTAGTATTGTTATGGAGAATGGAGTTTATGATTCATACTGGACAGAAAAAGTCACAGATTGTTTTGCCACAGGAACTATACCAATTTACTGGGGAACAAAGAAATTACTTGACTTCTTTGAATCTGATGGTATAATAATGCTAGAAGTTGGCAAAGAACAAGAAATTATGGAATC